GACCCAACGGACGAGCAAATACAAGACCTCAACCGCCTAATGGAGTACTTAGATACTATCCGTGAGGAGTTCGGTCAGCCAATTATCGTCACCTCGGGCTTCCGCTCTCCACGGCTCAACAGAGCTGTGGGCGGTGCGATGACGAGCCAGCACGTCAAGGGGCAAGCGGCGGACATCCGACCTACCCAAATCACGGACATCGGGCGACTGTTCCGCCTCATCCGCTCGCACGGGGGCTTTGACCAGCTCATTGACGAGCATCCAGTGGGGAGAGCCCCGTGGATACACGTATCAATAGCTCCGACCACACGAGCGCCACGAGGTGAGGTGCTGGAGTATGACGGCAAGAGCTACAAGCGACTTAACTAACACAGCAGGGCGGGCGGTAGAGGGGTGACCGCCTGCCACTGCAACCAACACCCCGACCAAAACATAACTATATGCGACCATTTGGAAGTAAGAGCGAGCAAGGCAAGGCGCTCCAGCTGGTGCAGAGAGGCACGGACAAGCGTATCACCGTGGAGCTGGTCAAACAGCCCTCGGGCGAGGTCTTAGACCCCTCTGAGCTGGAGGAGCTGAGCGTAAAGGTGGCGAGCGAGAGCGAAGCTGGGTGTGTTCCCATCCCGCACGCCATTGAGGATAAGAAGCTGGTGGTGGAGATCACGGCTGACATCTCACGACAGCTGGGCTTAGGCGTGTACACACTCACCGCTACTGGGCGTATACCCGACCCCGCCTACGCTGACGGCTACCACGACTACGAGATAGTAGTAGACCTCTGCAAGGTAACTAAGTACGGTAGCAACGAGACGCCAGTCAAGGTGCAGGCTAACGTGCTGGTGGGGCTGAAGGGCAAGGACGGCAAGAGTGCGTATGAGATAGCAGTCAAGCACGGCTACCAAGGCACAGAGGAGCAGTTCGCCAAGGACATCATACCGAAGTCAAACTACGAACGAGCCAAGGAGCTTCAAGGCTTTCAGGGCACGGAGGTAGATTATCTCGTCAGCCTTCAGGGTGCACCTGGTAAAGACCTTTATCAGGCAGCTGTCGAGCGTGGCTACAGTGGCTCCTTTGATGACTTCCTCGAGAAGCAAAAGGGAGCGCCTGGCGCCCCAGGGAAAAGTAACTACGAGTTAGCTCAAGAAGACGGCTTCACGGGGACGCTCACGGAGTACCTCATAAGCCGCAAGGGCGAGAAGGGCGATGACGCCTATCAAGTCTACCTGCAAGAGACAGACGACAATCCGAAGCTATCACGAAAGGAGTGGTCGGATACCATCGGCTCGTTCGCTAAGCTAATCAAGACTATCGTATATGGCACAGAAGAGCAGTAAACAACAAGCAGAGGAGGCGGTGCTTGACCTCAATGTCAAGCTCCGACAGCTCAACAATGCGCTCGCAGGCAAGGGCGCAACGATAGAGGAGAATGCACCGCTGGTAGCCGCCATCAAGGCGGTGGAGGGGATGAAGGAGCAGGCTGTAACGATGACCATCTTCAAGGCGCAGCAGTTTTTTGGGTTCGTTGATGAAATACTCCCTCCGATGAGGATTGCGGAAAAATACAAGGCAGGCAACCTTAGCTACTGCTTCGCCCAAAACATGGCGTTGAAAAGTCTCCCGAGCATTGAGAATGTTGGTGTGGCAGTCAATGTGTCGAATTTAGCATCTTCGTGCGGGGCTCTCATAGAGGCATCGCTGGGAGAGCTCACAAATGCGACCGACATAGCAAATGCATTCTCAGGTTGCTCTTCCCTGACGAGTGCGGCCATCGGAGCGGCTCCAAAGGTGACCAATGCATCATATCTCTTCTATGGATGCTCCAGACTAAAAGATGTATCAATAGATCTTTCGGGTGGTCAGCTGACCGATTTCACCTGCGCATTTAACAGCTGCTCAAGTCTCCGTAGAGTTACTGGTACTATCGACTTGTCAAATGCAAATTCGGCTATTGCTCCATTTAACGGGTGCTCGTCGCTTGAGGAGGTGCGCATAAAAGGCCTAAAGATAGACCTCGACCTCTCCGCGTGCGCTAACCTCTCCACGGAGAGCGTGAAGTACCTCGTGGATAACCTCCAGCAGGTGACGGGCAAGTCTATCACGCTTGCGAGAGCTTGGCAGACAGCTCACACGGCAGAGGCGAGAGAGTACAGCCAAAAGGCATCCGCCAAGGGCTTCACACTTAATTTTAGATAGCTATGGATATGATCGAGATAATCGCTCCCGACGGCTTCGCGTATGTGAACAGAAGCCACCGACTAATAGGCTACTACCTCTACTGCCCCGATCAGCAGGCGGCCGACCTTTGGGTACTCACGCCCGAGGAGGAGGCACTCGCACTCGAGGCGCAGTGGATAGCCGAAGATGAGGCCAAGGCCAAGGCGGAAGCTGAGGCTGGCGGAGCTCAGCCCTAAACGAAAGCGCCCCACCAATATCGGCAGGGCGCATAGAGAGGCGGGGCTGGATAGGATTTATGATGACGAAATCTGAAAGCCAATCTCCAGCCCCAGCTCCTCTCTCCTACAAAGGTAGCAAGCTGTGGCTACCCGACAAAGCATTTACACAGATTTACGATGAAAACAAATAGATTAGAGTGGTGGGAAACGCTCCTTGTGATTATTGCCGTGGCACTGCTGGGCTACTTCCTCACGTCCTGCTCCCCGAAGGTGCTCCCGATAGAGAATACCCGCACGGAGTGGCGTGGGAGAGTAGAGTGGCGTGATCGCTGGAGGTTGGATAGCGTGTATATCCACGACAGCGTGTATGTCACAGAGAGGCAGGCAGGCGATACTATATACAAGACGAAGGAGGTCTATCGCAACCGAGATAGAGTTGTCCACGATACGATAAACGCAGGCCGTGTCGATAGCGTGCGTATAGTGCAGACTATCACAAGGCACGTCGAAGTACCCGCCAAGCTCACTGCGTGGCAGTCAATGCGCCTCAAGGCTTTTGCGCCACTCCTCGCTATTGCGCTGGCTTTGGGGGCGTGGGTCTCCCGCAAGCTGTGGCTACCGCTCCTGCGGGGGCTGATTTAAGGCAGACAAGAAGATAGAGCAATGTGAAATAGCCCGCTATTGTTTTCGCTACATACGCCTTACCCCATAGCTTGTAAATCATTTTCACTACCTTTGCACAAAGCGGAAAATATATACAGATATGGCAAGTGTAAAGAACGAGAACATGCAGGCTACCTTGGACACGTTGCGCACTTACGCTGGTGCGTCTACGGATGCGGGGCTTGCAACTATCCTTGGTATCTCACGTGAGCGCCTGCGTCAATGGAGGCTTCGTGAGGTGTACGATGTGGATGTGATTAGGGGCGTGTTCCCCGAGCTGTCGGAAGAGTGGCTAACGACGGGCGAGGGCTTGCCCTTCACCCCCGAGGGAGTAGACAAGCTCATCCCCCACCTTGACGAGCTGAGGGCGCTCCTCTTGGCAAAGGAAGCTATCATACAGCAACAGCAGGAGCATATCGCGAAGCTCACCCTCGCGCTCACTCGGAGGGGGTAGCATTTGGCGGTATCAAAAGATTAGCTACCTTTGTATAGCTATCGAGGCGGTCGTCTCCGCCCGTGGCTTACGTTACGTAGCCCAAGCACGCATCTTTGCGCTTGGGTGACATTTAGAGCGGGGAGGCTTAGGTCTCCTCACTCTTTTTTTATCCCCCTAATACCAGCTTCACCACCTCAGCGTTGAGCTTATCCACCCGTGCGTAGTCCTTGCGGATATACCTATCTGTGACCTTGTGGGCGGAGATGTGATTGAGGGCAAACGCCACGTCCTCCTCGCTTGCTCCTACTTCGTTGCGTGCTATGGTCGCCCAGCTGTGGCGTAGTGCGTAGGAGGTCATCGGGGGCAAGCCTGCCTCCTTGCATAGCTTCGTGATGCCTCTTGAGATATAGCTGGTGCAGGTGTGGCGGTCGTAGTAGCGTGCAGAGAGATTGAGGAGATAGCCGTCCCGTGCGTCCTCTGTAAGACGCGCGAACGCCTCCATAGCCTGCGGAGGTATGCTAACCTCCATATACGCCTTATCGCTTCGCTTGCCCTTGGTCTTAGCTCTGTGGTAGCAGAGCTTGTCCCACTGGAGGTTGTCGGGGGTGAGTTCGTAGAGGTCAGCCACATTCATCCCAGCGAGGCAGAAGCTCACACGTGCTACGCCTTGGGCGTACCTCGCCTGCCTGCCCTTTGGGGTATGCGCAAAGAACGCGCGGAGTTGCTCCACGCTCACACTACGCTTCTCGGGCGTGTCCCCGCTCGGTATCTTGAGGAACTCAAACGGGCGGTTTGCCACACGCACCACCCCTCGGTCGTAGTCGTTGTACTCCTCCATACCAGCGTTGAAGATAGCTTTGAGCAGTGTTGGGTACATACTCTTCGCTCGCTTCGTGTGTGCGAGGCTCTCTATCCATTGGCGTAGGAGCTTTGACGTGACCTCAGAGAAGCCGATAGAGGGCTTCCCAGCGAACGAGAGGAAGCTGTTTAGGGCATAGCGGTAGTTGTCCGCTCGCTTCACACCACGATCTGAGAGCTTGCGTATATAAGCCTCTGCGAAGCTCGCAAAGGGGATATCCTCCACGGCACTATCCGTAGCTATCTCCACCACCTCCTTAGCCGTGAGGTTGTCTATGCGCTTCCCCTGCAACCTATCGTAGTAGGTGCAGATAATCGCAGAGGATCGCATCAGTACACGAGGATCTGTAATGTCGCCCTTGTCGGTCACTCCGCTATCCTGCACAACGAGGTCAGTGCGAATGTAGACGGGCTTGTCGTTGTGGGTGCAGAGGATGTACACCGAGTGGAAGCCACTCGCCCTCCGCTTTCGTATTTTCGCTTTGAATGATGTCGCCATAGGTGTAAGGTATGGTGTAAGGGAAAACGGCTTATTGGGGGTGTTTTTATATGCTTTTGCCTCTCCCGAGGGCAAAAATAGCGGGTCAGTCGCCACTCTGGGAAGGCTTCTAATCCGCTATTTTCCAATTACTTAACTATCGTGGTCCCACTTGGGCTTGAACCAA